GTTACGTGCTACAATAAAAGAACTAAGTGATAAAAGAATATCCTCTTCCGCTGGTAAAGATTTGCAAGATATGCGGAAAGAGGCTCATAGGCGGATGTTCCGCCTCCCTGGGAGACAGCGTTTGCGGGTTAGAGATTATTCTAAAGCAGATTCACCCGATCAAAATTATAGATTTAAACAGGAAAGAATGCTAGAAAATCCTCCGCAAAGGCTGAAACTCTTTACCAGATCTCAACTTGTTGGGGGTTTATCCCCTCGACAGGAGAAATTCTGTATGGAGTATATGGCTACAGGCGATATAGCTCATGCCTATAAAGCTGCTGGCTATGCTCTTGGAAAGACCGAATCCAATACCAGACAAAGGGCTTGGGCTGTCTTGCATACAAACAAGAAGATAAAGAAGAGATTAGAAAACCTGCGAGAGGAGGCTTTGAGAAGGATGGCTTGGAATGCTGATAAAGTTTTGGAAAAAGTTTCTAAGGTCTACGAACAAGCTATGGACGACAGCGATTTCACAAACGCTAACCGTAGTATGGAAACCATTGCTAGGCATTTGGGAATGTTTATCGATAAGTCTGAACAGAAAATTAAAATGTCTAATTTCGCTGAAACGGATTCTGAAGAGAAAATGGAAGAGGACATTAAAAATCTGGCTGATGTGGTAGGTTTTAAAGTTATCAAGGGAGGTAAGAAGTAGACCTATGATAGAATACATTAAACAGTTTGCTAAATCACACAGCACATCCAAAAGAGTTTGGATTGCCGGTATTGGTCTTGTAGTTATTATATACATATTATTTAATACACTATAGTATGTTTAGAGCCTTTAAAAAATTTCTAAGTGGTAACTCCCACTCTAATTCGGAATCTGTTGATATCTGGGTTGCGGTGGGGTTTTGGGTTATTGCTATTATCTTTGCCCTTTTTTGTTATGCTCTTTTTAGGTGGATGTAGTTATGGCTGAAATTGATCGTTCATTTGGGAAAAGACTACAGGCACGTAAACAAGTGCAAGAAATAGAAAGAGCAAATAGATATCTAGAGGGAGAGGGTCTTAGATCTTTATCTGTAGAAGAAAAAGAAAACCTTCTTCCCCTATTAGAACAGCCCCAATCCAAAGGGGAATTAGTACCTGTCCAAGAACCTACGACTCCTAGTGGGTTACAATCTATACTTTCTGTTCTTAAAAAGAAACTTCCCGGTGGACCGGCAGCAGCTTTAGCTAAACTTGTAGGTCCATCAATAGAAAATAAAAAGGTTTTTAGAAAGCGGATGGAAGAGGCTGTTAAAGAAGCAGAAGAAAGTGATAAACCTTTAGAAGATATTATGCCTTTTGGAGATAAGATAGGTGTAAGCTTACGGGCAATCCTTGAACTTTATAATAAGGGAATGACTAGACGGGAAGCTCTTAAAACAGGGGCAGGTGCAGCAGCCCGTGCTATAGCTCCTCCTCTTCCTGGTCTTCCTAAAAAAGGAGAAGCGGAATTACAAAATAGAGGTAAAGAATTAGCACGTAGTTTTATGGATGATATAGGATATCAATGGTTGATAGGACATGATCCTAAGAAAACACAATATCTAGAGTCTCTATATTTAGGAAGGTTAGCTGAACAAGGTCTTCTTGAGGACTTTGCTACTAAAGGAGGTGTATTTTCTATACCAGCTACTGAAAAGAAGCCTCTACTCGTAGAAGAAGTCAAAAGGGATGTTATACTTACAAACAAAGGAAGTTGGTGGAGGTATCCTAAAAAGGAAACTGGCACTCGGGATATCCAATCAGGACACGCAGAATATATACCTGATTGGTCAAGTGTACAAGAAGAAGGGGAGGTAGCTGATATTATAAAGAATAATCCTGAATTTCGTAAAGTTTTAAGAAGAATAAATCCTGATAAAGGGTTACCTTCCCATAATCCATCAAGAGAGCAATCCTGGAACTTTTTGGACTCACCAGATTGGTTACTAAGGCAAAATTATATGCAAAGGCAGTCATTTCGTAAGGACCATTTATTTTTTTCAAAAAAAGTTAAAGAGTTACAAGATATGGGATATTCTAATGATGATATAAAAAAATTATTTAAAATAGGAATGGAACATTATCAAAAAGATTTACCTAAGAAAAATACAGGCGGTGTAATACGTAACCCGTATGATGGCTATAGTCCTAGGGCTATATAATGGTTGCTGCTAAGAAAAAAGATTATATAGAACTACGGGATAGGCTCTTTGAACAAGCTATCGTTAAAGCCCGAAGTGATTTCTTTACGTTTCTAAAACTCATGGTTCCGTTTCTCATTTCTGACTTCAAGATGGGAAAGCATATAGAACTGATTACAAAGAAACTACAAAAGGTAGAGGAAGGAACAATCAAACGTATCATGGTGTTTCTTCCTCCCCGGTCCTCCAAGTCTGTTATTTGTTCCAAACTGTTTCCCGCTTGGTACATGGGACGACACGCCAATCATGAAATACTTTCCGTATCTCACTCCGATCAATTGGCGGCAGACTTTGGCAGGGCTGTAAGAGATATAGTTAACACGGATCTATATAAACAGATTTTTCCCAAAACTACTTTGAGGTCTGATGTACGAGCCGCTGGTAAATGGCAGACTAATCAAAACGGTGTTTACATAGCTGCTGGTGTTCGTTCACAGATTGCAGGTCGTGGTTGCCACGTTGCTCTTCTAGATGATGTCATGTCGGAAGAAGATGCCTTTTCAGAAGCTGGCCGTAGATATATCAAGGAATGGTATCCTGCTGGTCTACGAACACGTTTAATGCCTAATGGTAGTGTTGTGATCATAAACACGCGATACCATGAAGATGATATATGCGGTTGGCTTCTGGAAACTGAAAAGAAAAGAAAAAAGGATTCGATATTAATAGATGAAGAAGAAGATATAGATGATTGGGAAGTTATAAAGATACCCGCTTGGTTGGACGATGATTCGGCAGAGCTTTTGGATATGCCTTCTGGAACTTCCTATTTTCCTGAATGGAAACCGGACAGGCTTCTAAAGAAGGATGAGCTAGAGATACGTTCTCAAAACGGAACCAAGTACTGGCAGTCTTTGTTTATGCAAGATCCTACTCCAGAGGAAGGAGGGATTATAAAAAGACATTGGTTCAACATCTGGGAATATATGGATGCTCCTCCCGATTGTAATTTTATTATTCAAACGTGTGATACGGCTTTTTCCGTCAAGACCAGTGCCGATTACTCTGTTATTCAAACCTGGGGAATATTCGATAAAATAGCTACCGATAGCCTTGGAACTGAAAGAATTATTCCTAATCTTATTCTTTTAAGTAACAAAAGAGAAAGACTTGAATATCCAGAGTTGCGTAGTACCGCTCAAGAGATGTATGATAGTTATGAACCAGATGTTATAATTATCGAAAAGAAAGCTTCAGGCCAATCTCTTATACAGGATTTGAGAAGGGCTGGCTTGCCTATTCTGGAATATAATCCTGATAGAGATAAGGTAACACGAACCAATGCATCTACCCCGCTCCTTGAATCTGGAAGAATTTGGGTTCCTGATAAACCCTTTGCTCATGATCTAATCAATGAAGCTATTGCCTTTCCCAACGCTACCTATGATGACCAAGTGGATGCTATGGTAATGGCTATTCTTTATATGAAGGATGCTTGGAAAGTCGATCATCCATTGGATGCATTTCAAATTAACGAGATTGAAGACAATACATATAAACCCAAACGGGTAGGATATTGGAGATTTTAAAATTATGACTGAAGGTACTATAAAAAAGAAGATGTTGAAGGATACTTTACAAGATAAGATAAAGCTGCTTAAACTATATAATAAGGCTGACAAATATTCCAAAGAGATGACTGATGAAGAGAAGAGGGTTGACCACGAGAAAATTAAAAAATTAGAAGCGGGTATAGCAGCAATAGAAGCGGATGCGGCGGCAAAAGAAGCAGAAGTTAATTGGGATGTAATAAGATCTAAAAAAACTGGTATGAAAACTCTACGGAAAAAGGGTCATCATAAAGGAGAACAACACGGATCAAAATCATATGCAGAACGACTTCAAGCTTACAATAAAAGTTTAAAAGACTATCCTCCACAAAAAAAGGATTTAAAAAGATTAGATAAACGGGGAGTGGGTATGCAACATGGAAGATATACTAAGTCTATTAAAAAAGGTGGAAAAGTAGGTAGAGGTATGGGCAAAGCCCTTAGAGGCGGCGGTTCCGTCACGAGAGGATAATTGAAGTTATGCCAAAAGTAGGAAACGTACATTTTCCATATACACCAGAAGGAAAATTAAAAGCTAAAGCTTATGCAGATAAGACAGATAAAGAAGTAACTCATAAAAGAGGTGGTAGTGTAAAGAAAAAAAAGAAGAAGGATAAAAAATGGATACAGAAAGTAAGTAAATCCATAAAGAAACGTGGGACTAAGGGGAAATGTACTCCTATAACTAAACCAGGATGTAAAGGTCGTGCCAAGACTCTTGCCAAGACTTTTAAAAAGATGGCTAAAAAACGTAAGGGTAAGAAGAGGAAAGCCTAATCATGACAGAAAAAAAGTGTAAGTGTGAAAATTGTAAATGTGAATCTTGCGGTCCTGAATGTAACTGCGAAAATTGTACGCCTGAAAGGTGCGAATGTGTAAAAGACGATGGCTGAGATAACAAACGTAGAACGTAACCCTTATGCAAATCAAGGGGGAAATGGTACTAAAGATACTCTTGGTGTTGTCGAAGAAGGTATAGAAGTTATTCTTCCAGACGAAGAAGGGGGTATTGAGGTTGAAAGTTTGATGGAGGTTGTAGGACAGATGACCTATAACCATAATGAAAACCTCGTAACTGAACTTGATGAAGATGAACTTGATGAGATAGCTACCAAAGTTATCGAAGGGTTTGAGGCTGATAAGGAAAGTAGAGCAGAGTGGGAAGCTACTTTTGAAAAGGGGTTTGATCTTCTGGGGCTTAAACTGGAAGAAACCAGTGAACCGTTTGAAGGGGCTTGTACTGCCGTTCATCCTTTGTTAATTGAATCAGCCGTTAAGTTTCAATCAAAAGCAACCCAGGAATTGTTTCCTTCCAAAGGGCCGGTAAAAACACAGGTAGTCGGTAGTCCTACCGTTGAAAAGGATCGTCAAGCTACCCGTGTCATGAACTTCATGAACTACCAGTTGACAGATCAAATGGTAGAATATTTTGAAGAACTGGAACGGATGTTGTTTAACCTTCCTATCTTTGGTTCGGCCTTTAAAAAGATTTATTATGATATGTCGTATGAACGTCCGGTTAGTGAGTTCGTTCCTATCGACCAGTTTTATGTTTCAAACTTTGCTTCAGATCTTAAACGTGCGGAGCGTTATACTCATGTTCTCTACCGCTCTCCTAACGACCTCAAGCGTGATATCGAAGCGGGGATGTATACTATTGACCACTATGACGATGAAGTGCTACCAGAGGCTCTCCCAGTAGAGCCTACACCCATTAAAGCAAAGATGGATAGGATTATGGGGATTGAGCCTAACTATGATGACGAACCTCAATATACTATTCTGGAGCAACATACGTATCTGGAGATTGAAGAAGAGGTAGATGAGGATGAAAATGCTCTTACGGTAGCTTTGCCTTATATTGTTTCTGTTGATGAACAAAGTAGAAAAGTACTTTGTATAAGACGTAATTGGAGGGAGGATGACCCACGCAAAGAAAAGCTTATGTGGTTTACTCATTACAGGTTTGTTCCTGGGTTCGGTTTTTATGGTCTTGGCTTCATCCATTTCCTAGGTAA